CTAAAAAACGATCCAGTATTGCCAAGGGAGGCATCGAGGTATATTTGGGCCAATCGAAATTTGCGTGGCAAAAAGATATTAGAAATTGGCTGCAGCACTGGATTTGGCACTCAATTTCTACCCAATGACATTGAGTATTTGGGATTGGATTATGACCCGATCATCATCGATGTAGCGCATGATCAGAATTGGGGCGATAACGTCAAATTCTCATGCACCGATATCAATCAAATGGAATTGGCCAAATTCGACACCATCATTGCATTTGAGGTGATCGAGCATTTGGACAATGGCCTCGAGCTGGTGGAGCGATTAAAGCAGCATACCAAGCGATTACTCATCACAGTGCCATGGAATGAGCCACCAGGCTTTTGGGGCGAACACCACAAATTGCATGGCCTCAATGAAACCAATTTTCCTGGCTTTGAATTTAACTACATTGATCAGCATGGTCGGATATCTGATTTGCCAGTGGCCATCACCCAGGACAATCATTTCAATTTAATGATTGCGAGGTTTGATCGTGGATAGTGTACTTTGCAGCATTGGCACCAGAGGCCGATACGACACCACATTACCATTGGCATTGGCTGCCATCATTAATCAGACCAAACGGCCAGACAAGGTGGTCATTTTTGATGATAACGACAATCCAAGGGATGTCAGAAGTGAGCTGATTTATAAAAATCTGTTTCAAATGATGGACATCAAGGGCATCAAATGGGAGTGGCTATTTGCTGCCAAAAAGGGCACCCATTACAACCACCAGGCTGCCAACACCATGGGATATAAATGGGTTTGGCGAATGGATGATGATGCCATACCAGAGTCCGATGTTTTGAGGTCATTGCTCAGTTTTGCCATTTTCAAAAATGCTGGTGCAGTCGGTGGCTCGATACTTACACCACCATTGATTTATGAGGAAACCATTCCTACTGGAAAAATTGAGAATATATCCACCGAGCCAAACCCACAATGGAGAATCATCAACAGACGGCAGCAAGTCGAGCATTTGCATTGCTCATTCTTGTATCGAGCTGGAGTGCATGACTACAATTTGGGATTGTCTAGAGTGGCCCATCGAGAGGAAACACTATTTACTTATGGACTGCACAAAAAAGGATTTGGATTATTTGTCATTCCCGATGCCATCACTTGGCATTTGAAGAATCCAACTGGTGGGATCAGATCAGAGACTGATGCATCGATGTATGCCCATGACGAGCAAATATTCCAGAATTTCCTTAAATACAAGGACAAAACTATTGTGGTGCTCAATTGTGGACTTGGGGATCATTTGGTTTTTAGGAAAGTGCTGCCAGATATCAAAAATCCAGTGGTGTTCAGCTGCTACCCTGAAGTGATACCAGGCGAATCGATTGCAGCTGCACAAAGCCTATTTGGCAACATCGATCAGTGGAATATCTACCTCAAAATGGCCCAGTGGAAATGGAATCAGCCACTTGAGGCAGCATTCAGGAAATTGTATTTATGATCATCATTTCCCCTTATTCCAAAAAACTGATGAATGGGAAACCCAATCCCAAAAATTACCCATACTGGCCAGAATTGATTGACCAATTGAATTGGCAGCTCAAAGAGCCAATCATCCAGATCGGCATCGAGGGCGAGCAGCCATTGGTCGAGGATTTTCGGCCAAATCTGCCCATGGCCGAATTGAGCAAATTGCTCAAACAATGCAGAACATGGATTGCTTGTGATTCATTTTTCCAGCATTTGGCTTGGCTGGAAGGTAAGCCTGGCATTGTTTTATGGTCGGTTTCAGACCCATTGATTTTTGGCCACCCAGAAAATATCAATTTATTGAAAGATCGAGCCAATTTGGCCAAAGACCAATTTCTCTGGTGGGAGGATCAGGAATACCGAAAAGACGCATTCATCCATCCAAATGAAGTTATCAAAAGTCTGGAATTGCTTTAAAATTCAGCATATTTGGGGGCACTATGACTGAAACTGAGGCAAGACTGAATTCGCATGAGGCGGTTTGTGCCTTGAGGTATGAGCAGATCAATGCCAGGCTGAAACGACTCGAGCAAATAATGATCACCAGTGCTGGGATGGTGATGGCTGGCTGCATTGGCACCATCTTCACGTTTATATTGGTTCACAAGTAATGGACCCCATCACAGTATTTGCAGCGTGTAAGGCTGCCCATGCTGGCATTCGGGAGTGCATCGATTTATACCAAGACTTTAAAAAAGATGGCAAAGATGTTGGGGATATCGTCAACGACATTGGCAAGAATTTGGGAGCATTCTTCACCCATCAAGAGACACTCAAAGAAGCTGAAAAAGAAGAACGACTCAAGCCACTCGATAAAAAAACCAGCATTAATGAAGAAGCGATGAATCGGATCATGCGTCAAGAGCAGATCCAGCGCATGGAAACTGAATTGCGAGAAATGATCATATACCAGGTCGGAATGCCTGGTCTATGGTCAAAATTTGTTGATATGCGTGAAATTGTCAGGAAAGAGCGAGAAAAGCTCGAGCGTGAACAAAAAAAGCCATTGAGATGGTTGCACTTAAACGCAGACAATTTATTGATAAATGGCAAGTCAGGGCAGCACTATGCACTGGCATTTTGATTTTGTTTTTGACGTTTTGCGGTTTGATGTATGGCATTCATTTGGACTATCAGAAAAGTAAATATCATTTGGAGGATAAACCATGAGCTGGATTGAAAGTATTGCACCCACAGTGGCCAGCTGCCTTGGCGGTCCATTGGCTGGATTGGCCATTGAGGGCGTGTCAAAGGCACTTGGCATCGATGCTGACAAGGTTCAGGACACCATTAACAGTGGCAAAATGACTGCCGATCAGATTGCAGCATTACAGCTGGCCGAGACTAACCTCAAATCCAAAGCGCAAGAGCTGGGGCTGGATTTTGAGCAATTGGCCACAGCGGACAGGAAATCAGCTCGGGATATGCAGATCAACACCAAGAGCTGGATTCCACCATTGTTGTCCATTGGCGTGACTGTTGGCTTTTTTGGCATTCTCTGGGGCTTGATGTATGGCCAAATCCAACACGCACCACAGATTGATATTATGCTCGGTTCATTGGGCACTGCATGGACTGGCATCATTGGGTTTTATTTTGGATCATCAGCATCGAGCCAAAATAAAGATCAACTACTTCACCAGAGCACACCCATCAAATGACACAACTCACACCACATTTTTCACTTGAGGAATTGACATTCACAGAGCATCGGGAATTTGACAATATACCCAATGAATCTGAAATCAAAAATCTTAAGCGTTTGGCTCAATTTCTTGAAATGGTCAAGGAGCTGCTGGGCAATAAGCCAATCATGGTTAATTCAGCATTTCGGTCAAAACAAGTGAATGATGCTGTTGGATCAAAAGACTCGAGCCAGCATCGAGTGGGATGTGCAGCCGACCTAAGAGTGCCTGGCATGACTCCAGATGAGGTGGTCAAAGCGATTATTGCCAGCAGTTTGCCATTTGACCAGGTGATCAGGGAATTTTGTACTCCAACTGGAGGAGGCTGGACTCATGTATCAGTGCCAAATGATCCAGCTGGCCAACCCAGACGGCAAGCATTGATTATTGATAAGTCTGGTACAAGAGCCTATTCTTGAAGTATCAAGAATACGACAAACCAAAAAATGGCTGAGATTGTAAAAATAATCCCAGCCATTCCAAGGCCAAAAGCCCAAGCAAAAATATTGTACCAATCAAGGTTTTGCATAATTTAAAGATTATGTTTAACTAGATACCATTTTGCTTGATATCCCACCAAAGTCGATGGTGGGACAAACCCGAATCTTTTCCAAGTATTCATTACATTGGTGAATTCTGCTTTTATATACATGATTGGTTCTCCAAGTACCCAGCCAAATCCCTGGTATCCACAAACACTTTGATGCCATCTTTAAATGTTTTGAATGGCAAATCATCGGAGGATCGTTTGTTATACAAAGTACCGACTGGAACTTTTAATACCTCAGATGCCTCTTTGAGTGTCATTCGGACACCATATTTTTCAATCAGGTACTGATACATTGTTTAATTGATCTTTCAGAATTTGGTCAGTGAGACCAGCAAGTAATCGTCTGGCCTCTTGAATGTCCAAAAGTGTGGGTTCATTTCTGAACAAAATCCACACTCCATTGTTGGCCAGCAGAGTGTGGAAATCATTCACATCAAGGGAATGGGATATCATTATCTTGTGCAGCTGGTTTGGCAATTCCAAAATCATCGAGAGCTGAGGCTTTTGATCCCAATGCATAACCTTTATCGGTCATTTGGATGTTGTTAAGCCAAAATGCAACCCCATTATTCCCAGCTTGGGAATACGCATAGGCAGTCACCGAGACTCGGCCATAGTCTCCAGATACAAAGTCATTGGCAGCCATTAAAGCATTGCCATTGGCATCAACTGTCCCAGGCTTTTCATTGGTTTTGCATCGAATGAAATAGCAACCCTTGTATTGGTCACCCAGGGGAGATCCATCTTGCTTGGTTTCAGTATCACCATCACGCAAGGGATTACGCAAATTGGCTGGATATTTGCCATTCCACTTTTTATCCAACGCATTTTTCATGGCAGTTTTCAGGCCAGTGATTGTGGCCACATCAGACTTGGGGACAATGAATTCAGTGCTGAATTCCTCTTTACCAGACATTTCATTGACCTTGGCAGATGCCCAATTAAGGTATGAAAACCGACCCCGACCAGTAACAAATTTAGACATAGTTTTTCCAGTTTAAAGTTAAAGAAATACCGACTTATTTCTAAGTCAGTGAAAGCACTATAACATAAATTCTCAAAATTTCCCACAATTTCATAAAATTTAATATATACTGAGGGTTCCTTAACTGTAAAACTGGATCAAAAATGCTATTTCCACACCAAATTACCTCGAGGGATTTCCTCTTGAGGCAAAAAAGAGCCATTCTGGCCGATGAGCCAAGGGTCGGCAAAACACTACCCACAGCAGCAGCAGCCATGCAGCATTTGCCAGCTCTGATCGTTTGCCCAGCCATTGTCAAAAACGTCTGGAAACAGGCATTTGAGGCCATGGATTTCAAAGGCGAGATCAGAGTGATCACTGGCAAAAAACAAGCGTCTGAGAGCCAATGCAGTGGCATTACGATCATCAATTACGATGTCCTTGGATCATTGTGCGAAATTGGCAAATATGAGACATTGGTGCTCGATGAAAGCCACAGGATCAAGTCACCCAAGGCCATCAGGACTATTGCAGCATTTAAGCTGATGAAACGAATTCCCAGAGTTTATGCACTATCAGGCACACCCATCCCAAACAGGCCCATCGAGTTATGGCCACTCTTGCACGGCTTGGGCATTTACCGAGGTGGCTGGTACGATTTTGGACTCAGGTATGCCAAATTATGGAATGCACCATGGGGCTTGGATACGTCTGGGGCATCAAATCTGCCAGAGCTGAGAGCCATGGTGCAGCCACATTGCCTAAGACGCACCAAGGCCGAAATATTCACGAATTATCAACATCCAGTGACATCATTGATCACGTTTGATTTGCCAATCGATAAGCGTGAACAGCAATTTGACATCGATGCGCTGATTGAGCATCCAAACCCGATGCTGGCATTTGAGGGACTCTCAGCGGTAATGCTGGAGTCGGCCATCAGGAAAGTCAAACCATCGGCAGAATTCATCGAGGCCAAGTTGGCCGATGAGCCAGTGATTGTGTTTGCCCACCACAAAGAGGTGGTGCATCAGCTGGCCGAACTACTCAAAGCCCATCATCCAGTGGTGATCACTGGAGACACACCAGCTGCTGCACGAATCCAAATTTTGAAGGATTTTCAAGATGGCAAGACCAGGCTATTTATTGGGAATATTCAGGCGTGTCAAGAGGGCATTGATTTGTCGGCAGCCGATACAGTCATTTTTGTGGAGGCCACTTGGCAGACTTCAGCACTCCAACAGGCATCGAGCCG